GAACGCTTGATATAGCCGGATCCTCCCCACACGCCCCCCAGGCCTTTCACGGTGATGTTGCTGAAATCGACGGAACCGGACACCAGTAAAATATCCGCCGGAAGCTGCAATACGTAATTGCCCTGTCGGCAGACGTTGGCGGCCGTGTTGATCGCTACCGTCATATCAGTGGTGCCGGGATTGGTATTCGTCCCGTAACGGTAGACATGGCCCACCGAATAGAGAAAATTGACGCTGCTAGCCAAAACACCCGCCGCGGCTTCCGCTGTTGTCACCGGATGGATGACCGGAAGGACGGCGCTATAGTTGAGATCTGCGTTGTAGGGATCGCCGCTGCGGATCACCGAACCGGGTATTGTCGGATCGACCGGGTCCGGTTCGTAGATGATGTATTTGTACTTTGGCAGGGAATCATCCAGCCAAACCGCTGGTAAGTTGCCATCCCCGTCGGCCTGTACCGGATTCTGTAAAGCGATCGTCAAAGCCGCATCGGCATAGACCGCCTGAGGCGTGGTAGTCTGGGTGGCGAAGAAGCCAACGAACCCGCCGGGAATGGGCGCATTCAGATTGTCTGTTACCCGATAGAATGGCGGAGCGAATAAAACAGCCATGAAACCTCACAAACGCTACAACCGCCCGGAGGCGGTCGCATGTTCATAGTGATGGGAATTATTGTGTACTTTGTGCTTCTGCTGGCGGGGCTGTGGATTGTTGCCGTGATCCAGCAAGTCCGCCTGATACCCCGAGCGTTGCGGCACGTAGACGACCCGAAAACGCCCCCACAGACGCCGGAGTGGCCCTTTTCAACATGGCTGAAGCCAATTTGGGATCGAGCATGGCGTGGACGAGCACGTCGTTGACGCTCTTGTCTGTTCCAGCCAGTTTGTAGACCCACGCCAGTGGTTTAGTGAGCACTTGGGCGATGGGATGCGCTGCATTGCCTCCCATGCCGATGGCTTGCGCGATGGAGAGGTTTTGAAACGTGTCTGAACCCGGCGCTTTGATCAGGGGGCTATTGATGGCCTGACCATATTGCAGGTCGGTCCTGATGGCGTTTAGGCGTTCGATTTGGTCGGGTGTGAGCTTCTGGCCGCTCTTCTGGATAGCCGAGTCCAGTGCTCGACTGAAAGCAGCGTTGCCAATGAAACTTTGGCCAGTCGTAATATCAGCACTCCCAGCCAGTTGTGAACGCTTCTGGATCTCCTGCATGACCTTCATCTGATCAATCGGTTGGGACATTTCCTTATAGCGCTCGAGATAGGCCTTGAAGCCAGGGGCTGCGCCCTCAATGGCATCATCGATTGAATGTTGCACATCCATCTGAAGGCCGGAAGCCAACCGCTTGTCCCAGTTGCCCGATTCCTTCGCAGCCGTCTGGATATAGCTGCCAATTTCCTTACGGACGGTATAGAGATCGCGAGCATCGATCGTTCCATTCTCGCTGGCGAGTTCGCCTAGCTTGTCCCGCACCCCTCCCAATGCCTTCTGTACGACTTGTGAGGCCCTCAGCCCCGGAGTCTGCAGAATCCCCTGAATGCGGTTGGAGACCTTGCTGATCTCCAACGGAGACGCGCCAGAGGCCTTCAACTGTTCGAGTTGGGTCTGCGCGCTGGACAGCTCTTGTTGCCGCTGCGCAATAATGGGGTCCATGTCGGCCGAGGCTGATGCACCTTCGCCTACCCGATTATTCCTCGGCTTATACAAACCCCAAGATGTATACGGATCCTGAGTAGCCGCCCGGTTCTGTGACTCGAAGGTATCGAAGCGCCCCTTGTCCTGAAGTGCGCTCGCTTTGGAGCGGAAGCGATTTTCGATCGTGTCCGCTAGATCCTGAAACTTGATGGTGTTGGCATTGGCATCCCCGAGCGCTTGCTCGCGCATCGGGCCGGTTACATCGCTTCGATTCTTTATAGCCGCCGCCAGATCCGCTGGAGTTCCAGCCACGTTGGCCAATTCGGCTTGGCGGGCAGCGTTCTGCTCAGAAATGCGCTGGCCAAAATCAGCCGGATTGCGCCCGCGGAGTCCCTTTTCGAGCGCGAGTAACCCCAAATCCTGAGAGGCTTCTCCAGCATTGCGGGGTGAATTGGGAATAACCGGCTGGGCGGCATCGAGATTGGCTGCGGCGGCCTGGGGATCGGTCGCCTGAGTCGCGAGAACGCGTCCCGCGATGTTTTCCTGCCCTGTGCGAGTAAGTGGAGAGACAATATTGGAAGCGACCCGGCCGGCGGCCCGGGCCCCCTCCTCGAGCGCGGAAGGGGCAAATCCGCCGACCAAGCCGGCGAGCGTCTGGCCTCCAGGCCCCGCACCCTGTTGCCGCGCATATTCGGAAGCCAGAGAACCGGTAGCCCCGCTTGCGCCCGCTCGGATGGCATTGGGGACACCTGTGACGCCGCCAAGTCCACCCAGTGCCAAGGCGCCCGTGGCGCCACGGATACCGGCAGATGCCAACTGCTCGCCGGGAGTGCTGGGCGTCGGAGCTCCAGCGCGGGTCAGTGCGTCCGAGAGCATCTGGCTCGATGACTGCGGCGCAACAATATGTGTGCCGAAGAGCCGATTGGTAAGGGCCGTGCCCAGCTGCTGAGGAGTTCTGCCGGTCAGGATTCGAGTGATCATGCTGGCCGGGGTGTTCTCGGCTACAGAAGAGAGCGCCCCAAAAACACCTTCACCCGCGGCACGTCCCCCCAATGCAATCTGTCGTCCCACATCTACCGGGGGTTCAGAAGTAGTCGGGGCGCCCTGTGTGACAACAGGATCATCCTTCCACGATCCTTGTGCAACCACAGGAGCCGCAACCGGATCGTCCTGCCATCCCATCAGCGTTTCGTCCGCGTTGAGCCGTCAGGAGCGATATAGGTGGAACCTGAGGGCAGTTTGGCGTAGTCGGCATCGCCGCTGATCTTCACCGGTCCATTGGCGGCAGATGGAGCCTGAGTTGTCGGCAGTCCAGTCTGTTTCGCGAAGTCCATGAGCGTCGCGTTCGGATTCTTCGACTGCTGTAACTTCGTGATGTCGTGCTGCGTGAAGGGGATTGCCTGTTGCACGTCCGACACGATTCGTTCGATGAGCTGACGCTGGGCGGGTGCCAACTTCGGGTTGGACAGGTTGGGCTCAATACCCTTTTCGATAATCTGCCGCGTCTCGGCCAGTTTTCGAAGCTTCGTGAGCTGCGAATCGCCCTCATTCAGCGTGATACTGTCCATGGAATGCGTGATGGAGCCATTTGGAGCCAGGCCGGCTGTCTCGATCGTCGAAAGCGACCGCGAAACCCCCGCAATCATGGTCTTGTAGTCCTGAGCTTCCTGACTCGTGATCTTTTGACCCAACACGCTCTTTACCGAGCCCATCAGGGTCGTTGCGGGTTGTGCCCCACCAAACCAACCGGTACTCGTAGTCACGGGCAGTTCAGCAATGTTTTTGAGCGCCGTCACCGCTTCGTTTGCTGATGCAGCCACCCGGTTGAACATCACACTGGAGCGTGAATCCATGCCGGCAGAGGTTGCATTCGGATCATGCGGGCCGCCAACGATGGGTCGCAATGCACCCGGATTGTTCGGGTCGCGCTCATAACCGGCAGGAATGCCGGCTCGCGCGGCTTCGAGGTCCTGACCGCGCATCGTGATGTTCTGCCCCCTCGCCTGCTGCGCGCGTTCTGCGGCCGCGCGCACATTGGCCGCGTCGATCTCCATTTGCTTGCGCTTGAGTTCTCCCCCGGGGCCCAACTGCTTCTGGTTCTCTAGGATGAGAGCTTGTTGCGCTTGGAACTGCTTGTCTGGATCGACCAGCCCCATTAGAGCATGCTGTTGTAATCCCGCGGCGAGCTGCTTGACCTGATCCGGGGCCAACTGAGAAAACGACCCAGGACCATGTGTCTTTTCAAAATCAGCAATGAAGTTAGGAGCTACCTGCTTGGCTGCAGCAATAGGGTCTTCGGCTGAGGCCACCTGAGAGGCGGCAACATAGATCTGCCGATTCTGCTGGAGTAGATCAGAAGCGCGGGCAGTATTGAGCTTGGTTCCTGCTTCGACGCCAGCCATACCGCCGCCCGCTTTGACCAGATCAGCCAGACTGGCGTTCGGATTTGAAGTCAGTGCGGAATCGATACCCTCCTGATCAGCGCGTTGCTTCTGGGCTTCTTGGATCTGCAAGTCACCCAATTGCTGGCGCTGCTGCTGTCCTTTGATGGCATTGGCTTGCTGGTAGATATCGCCCAGACTGATCGGTGTGTAAACAGCCATGAATTACCACATCTGTCCGCCGCTCATAGGCTCGGCATTGGTTGAAGTACCCGGGTTCAGGTAGCGGTACATGAGATAGTTACTCGCAAGTCCATTTGCCGTATTGGCAATGGTTTGCCCATTCTCGTTGTAGGCCGATGCCCGCGCGTTGCCGGCATTGGTGTATGCGGCGCTATTCTGATTAGCCATGTTGGTGCCCGCTGCGGTGGTCGCATTGGTCGCAGACTGACCTGCACCGGCTAATCCCTCCAGATGCCCTACATAGGAATTGAATTGATTCGAGGCCAGGCCAGAAGCGTAGGTTTGCCCAGCTTTGACGGCTGCACCTGACAGTAAACCTCCCTTCGCTGCCGCCGAGCGGTTGATTGCATCCTGCCCTTGTTGCATATTGAACTGAAAGTCAGGCGAATTCGAGAATGAGGAAAAGTCCGCCTTGCCCGAGCCCTTTACTACGTTCCCGTTCGCATCCGTTGTATCCAGACCATATAGCTTGGCGACCTGATCGAGCGCACTGACTCCAGTGGTGCGAAATGGCGTATTGTCTGAACGCGCTTGGTCATATTCTCGCTGCTGCTCTTGGACTGAATTTTGAGAAGCTTTGCCGGCAGCTCCTGCGGCCTTGTTGGATGCTATGGTAGAGGCTGTAGCGCCAACTACAGCAGCCCCGATAACCGCAGCGGCTACCATCAGGATTCTCCTAAAAACTTGCTGTAGTAGGTCTCTACAGGCTTGTAGTCGAGTGTTTCAAACAGCCAACCGGCATCCTTGTGGAGTTTCGATCCCATAAACATACGCTGTACCCCTCGGCGACGGGCTTCAGCCTCAACCGTCTTGAACAAGCGGATTCCTGCACTCTTGCCGCGGTACTCCGGTTTCACCCAAAAGATGTCCATGGTGAGCGTCAGGCATGTTTTGTAGTGCAGTCCAGGAGCCACGAAGCCGACGAAATAGGCCATGATTTCGCCAGCCTCACGACCCGCAATAAACATCACCTCTGCACGTGCGTCTCGCGCCAGATAAATGTCGTACTGAGGATCCAGCGGAACTTGATCCTTGTTGAGCGCCAGTTCCTGCCAGTGCAACGGAAACATGGGCTTCAACGATTCGAGGTTTTCAGTCAGCGACTCAACCGCGAACGTCATCATGAGGTTGGCAGTACTCCGCGGACATCGAAAAAGGATGTTCGTATATCAACAATCAGGTGAATCCGATCATCCGCGCTATTGTTGATGACTTCGTGCTCTTCGGCGTTCTGAAACCACCACAGTTCACCGGTTCGCATATTTACCGTCTCATCACCGCACCGGAAATTGCACCCAGGAGAGGCCTGTAGCACATAGTGGAAGCGATCCCAGTAGCTCGCGTGCTCTGGGGTGTCCGCGTGAGGATAAATTCGCCCACCGGGACGAATTTTGTTGATCATCACCCGACCCAACCGCTCACCTTCGACCATGGCCATGAGGGCAAATATCAGGTAGCGAGAGGCCGGTAGATGAAGGATACCGTCCATATTCACGCATTCGTGTTGATCCTTGTGCGAGCGCTCCAATTCAGTCACAGACGACGGCGGGAATCGTAGAAAGATCGTTTCAACATCCTCAAACGGGCCTTGAGGATAATCACGAAGGTAGGTATCGGCCTTCCACAACCTGGGCTGCCGTTGAATTTGAAGCAGGAGCGAGATCACATTCACGTTTTCGCTCAGCTTCAGAAAGTTCTTCACTGCTTCCAGACCCTGACTCGTAAGGTTCCGCTCGCGAGATCAATCGTCGAGCCAGTCATATTCAGAAATATCACCGTAACCGTATCGGCCACATCAACTGAAGCGGCCATAAACATTCCGGCCAGGTTGACCGAGAAGGAAGCACGGGCGAAATCACCGACGACCGCACCCGTACAGGTCACTGTGGTTGCTGTCTGTGCACTCGTTGGGCAGCTCGGCGGATCGAAGGTCTTCGAGGCGTTCAACACGTTCGCTAGAGCGACGTATCGAGCATCTGCATTGGTTTGCGTGATATATGGCGTAAGCGCGGTTGCAATGGCGGAGGTGACTTCCGTATCCCGTGCGAGTGTCGCAGGAATATCGGTGTCGGCAATCGTACCGAAGCCCAATATTCCGCCGCGATTGACCAGAAAGCTATCGGCAGTGGAGACGATATCGGCCGGAGGCCCCGAAGTGGCGGCTACGCGCCCAATCACACTGGCCGGCTGACTATCGCGGAGCTTGGTATTAGTCACCGCTTTATCGGCTACCGTCACCGTCGTCACAGATTCAGGATCGGGCGCAACTGGAACGGAACGAGTCCAAGCATCCCATTCTCTTTGAGTCTGGGGCCAGTGCTGTGAGCCTTTGTTTAAAGGCATAAAATGACGGAACCCGGTAACGCGTCAACGTTGCCCGGGCTCCTAACCACGCCACATCGTAAGGAGATGTATTCATGGCTGCATCGAAGTCTAGCAACCCTCATCGCGTTCGGTATGAACAGCACGGCATGCATGGCACGCCTGCCTATACCACTTGGAAGGATATGATTAAGCGTTGCCATAATCCGAACAGCACTGGATGGAAATGGTACGGGGCTCATGGCATATCGGTATGCGACGAGTGGAGAAACTCATTCCTTTCCTTTTTCAATCACATGGGACCGAGACCGCTTGGGCATACGCTCGATCGCATCGACGTCCATCGAAACTATGAACCTGGCAACTGCAGATGGGCGGATGCCAAAACACAAGCTCGCAATCGAGACTATGCAATTAAATTCACGTTCGACGGCAAGTCCATGTGCATAGCTGAATGGGCCGAATTCTTGGGCATTCCGGCAGATAGGATTCGGAATCGAGTCCGTAGAGGCATGCCCTACGAAGCAGTATTCAGTCGCGAAATCTACCCGCCGGGAAACGGCTCAAAGTTCATTGCCCATTCAAATAAGCGGCTATCAAAGTCCTCCTGACTGGGTCAGATATACTCACGCGGTATACCCGATTCGACTGCCTTGGAAAGCCAAGGCGATTGAAAATTACACGTCGCTTAAAATCGCCTCGTTGCCCGAGGGGTTGCCGTATTTCGTTCGACCACAGGCGGCCACCGTCCTCGGAGTATTGAAGCATTACCTTGGGGTCAACTCCTTGCCCGTCAATCGTGCCTACGCCGGACTCATATTCGAGTTGCAATGAGGCATGCTGAACGTTCGGCGTGGTGGGCGAGACGATGCTGGAGACCAGGGGCTCATCCCATTCCCCGAACACATCCGCCGATAGAATTCCGATGCGGTTGGAGTTCGCATCGCCCACGATGGTGATTCCCTCTCCTCGAACGACAAAACCCACCGTCCAATTCTTCATCCCATAGGTCTGACGCTCGTGCCACAACTGGGTCGAGGCGTCATACACGAAGGTGTTATCGGCGTAGGAGAAACCCACCATGGTATGCCCGTTCTCCACCCAGGACAGCGCGATACAGTCCTTGGAAGTGAACTTGGCGATGGCCTGTTCAATGGCAGTGGTGGAAATCCTGGCCGGTGTGTATCCGTTTACCCGCCGCAACGTGCCGTCAGAAGCTGCAAAGAACACCGAATTGTCGGCCTTGGTAATAGCGAATCGGGAAGCGAGGCCTATCTCCATGTAGCCCGAAGCGGTCCGGGTCAGTGGGAAATCAGCGCTGCCGGAGTTGTACCAAACTTCGAACTTCTGCCGGCCTCCGAGAAAGACTTCGCGGTGATCGACGATAGCGCCTACGATGTCATCGGGTCCCGATTCCGTCGTGGCAAAGTCCAACGCATTCCATCCGGTGGGATCGAAGGCCGTATGGTTGATGTAAAACTTCCCATCTCCCGGACCCCCGATGAAGTATCCATCCAGATAGGTCATCCATACATAGCCCGGGAAATCGGCACTGGTGATCTGCGTTACCGAGGCACCGTTGTAAATATACGTTGGCCCATTGACTGACATCACGACGTGAGTGCCGTCGCTTTCCATCGTCACCCGTTGGTTCCCGGGGACTGTTCCGAGAGTGTTCAGGACACCGAGTTTCAAACTGAAAAGCGTGGATCCCACCACGGCGTAGAGGGTCTGGTTGACGAAGAGCAGTCCCCGTACAAACCCCGTACCCAGCTCGTAATAAGACTGGATGCCGAAGGCTGGAACCACGGCCGCAGGTGTTTTAGCCGCGGGCGGTCCGGGTTCCAAGTAATTGTTGATCGCCTGTTGTGAGCTCAGAGGCAGCGATTCGTGCTGATAGCTCTGACTTCCGAAAGTAATCGCGGGCATTAGAAGAAATCGACCTTGACCGGCCGGGAGACGCGCGTGGGAGCCAGAATCTTGCGAAGCTGCCTCTCAGCCGGGGAGGCCACGGGAAGACCGATGGCGCCTTCTCCTGCAATCTTGGAGCGACGCGGTTCCTCCAGTTGAAACTCATCGACCAGTGTCGAAGCCACCATCGCCACGATAATGTCGGCGATGGCGCTATCGATGCCGTCCGTGACGTCCACTTGGGCGATGTCCAGCTCCTCGAGTTTGGCCTGCACCACTAACATGTGATCCGAGATCAGCTTCGCGTCCTCCGATGACAGGCTGTTGCCGATCGGAAGCACACCCAGCTTGCGGGCCACTCGATCCCGCATCGTCGGTTGATTTATGCTCGACACGTTCCCACCGCCCGGAATTCAATAACCCTTTGGCTACGCGGTCGGGCACGTCCACGACCGCACCACTTTCAGCGGCAATGGAGCCATAGCCCGAGAAATGCCCGGACCATGGCCCATCGCCTATCAGCCTCAATTTCACAGATTGATGCAGTGAGCGAGCACCTGAAGCGTTCCGGCTGCCGCCGTCGCCGCAACCGCCGTCTGGTTCCACTGCAGTTTCGTCACCGCTGTGAGCGTGGTGGGCGCACAGGCATAGTAGGTACTCGTCCCTGCCTTCTGATCTGCAATGGCGGTGACCAGGTCCGTTGAGCCCAACGTGAGCTTGCCCACCGCCAGTGGGGTACCGTTGGTGTCCATATCCGTTGAGGACACCGTGAATCCAATCACAGTGACATTTGCCGGCAGATATCCCAGCTCGACGATGTCGCCCACATCATCCAATGACGTGGTAGCCATCGACACGCTGAAGGGAATGACGATCAAGCCGGCGCTGTACGGCTTGGGAATCAGGTGAGCAGCCGAAGCGGCCACCGTTACTGTTGCAGCAGTCATTACGCATCTCCCACAGAAGCAAAGAAGCCAGTGACAACACCATTGTCCTTCGGGGTCGTGGTGTCGGTCGCACCCGTGCCGAACTGAATCTTCCCGACCTCGTACATCTGCTGGATCGCGATGCCGTGCTTGGTCTGGTAATCCTTGTCCTGCGTTCGGGTATTCCAACGCTGCGCCAAGGCATAGCCCAGAGCCTGCGCGCCGCACAGATAGACTTCGCCCACATCCAGTGCACTGGATGTGCCCTGCAGGAGCCATCGGTTGGATGACAACTCCGGGATCTCACGCACGATCACGCCGTCATGGATGATGTCACCATCGGTGAACAGCGGATTGTCCTTGCCCCGATCGGCGGCATACTGACGCTCATTGATGATGGTCGAATCGCCCTTCAGATCTCTGAAGGCATTCGAGTTCGCGAGCATCACATACCATTCCGCATCCCCGTCGATCTTGATCGGACGAATCTTCGGATTGGCATTCTTCGCAATGCGCTTCATCACCGAAACGGCCGACGCTGTCAGTTTGTCAGTGGTGTTATCCACCGTTGCCAACGCGGTCGCGAACACGTTGGAAGACGCATTCGAGATGGTTGCGCCAAAGAGCACTCGATCCGCATTGTTTGTGAGCCAGGTGTTGAGCGCCGTCGCATTCGTGCTCTCGTACGAGGAGGAAATACCCGCAGCGAGTCCGGTATCCCGCGGAAACAGCGCATCCTTGGCTCCGAGCGCACGGATGAACCGATCGCGGGTGTGCTCCGTTGACCAACTCATGAGCACCGACTTGCCTGCGTTGCGCAGATTGATGGCCGTGACCTGTTCCTCGAACTCCGGAACCACGACACCATGCCGATACAGGCTGATCTGCAGAGGCCAGGAACGCTGGCTCAGATCCTCTTCGAAGCCTTCGAGCGTCTGATTGTTGGTCTTGCCCTGTCCCTGCAGGCGATTGACCAGCTCGAAGTAGATGGTATCGCCGGGTTTCTTGGAGAGATTCTCCTTGACCTGGACGATGGAATTCTCGTCCGTACCCATGTACCGGGCCATGCGGTTTCCACGGATGTATTCCGTGAAGAAATTGTCGTCCCACTGTTTAACCCGTAGGTTACTGGGGACAATGGTATCTGCCATGACTTAACTCCTGGAAGCGTTTCGTAAAATCTTGTTGAGCGGCGGCGGACCGGCATAGACCTCGGTTGCCACCGCGGGGGATGAGTCGGAATTGAGCGAAGTCGGTACGGCTGGTGTTGACTTGCCGTACTTCGCTTCGAATTGCGCAGTGAGACGGGCTTCGATGTCCTTTTCGAGCTTGGATTTGTAGGCGCTGAAATCGCCGTTCACATCCTTCAACTCGCGGATTCGAAGTCCCTCGCGATAAGCAAATTCAGCCGGGTTGCGCTCTTGCCTCAACTGCGCAAACAGTTGGGGGTTCTTCTGCGCTTCCTCCAGAAACACCTCGCGCACCTCATCGAAATCCTTGTGCCGCTCGCGGGCCATCTCTTCTGTGACATTGCAGCGCTCGACGAACATCTCTTCGCGTAACTGCTGCTGGTGCTGGGAGAGGGTGCCCGGTAGATCGGCCCAAGGGTCAACCGGTGCCTTGGGTGTCTGAAGCTCACGCAGACGCGCTTCCGCGGCTTGACGCTTCTCGCGCTCTTCGCGCATGGCCTTCTTGTAGGCGGCGGCTTCGGCGTTCTCTGCTGGAGTCGTGGGTTGTGTTACGACAGGAGCCACAGGGGCTACTGGCGGTGTTACAACCGGTTCAGATGCTTTCGCAGGTTCTGGAGCAGCAACGACGGGCTCTTTGGGAGCTTCCGCAGGCTTCTCCTCGGTCGGC